CTTCTGGTGATCTCCTTCTCCTCGGCCAGCGTCAGGTAGGTCGTGGGGTTGGTCTTGGACGAGATCATCGTGCCGGCGGTCAGCTTGGTGCCGTCAGTACCGGTACAATGTATCGGGTAGTACGATTTCGCAGCTGTCTCTCTCGTGATACCGCCATACTGAGCGGCATTATCAAGGGAGGAGCCTTCGGCTGTGGACGGGTACTTGGAGTAGTAGGTGTCCTCACCGAACTCCCACAGCTCTGCCGCAATGTCGGCAATGTTTGTCAACAGGTGATTGATAAACGACTGGGGGTTCTGCCGGGTGTTGACGCCCCACAACGCAGACAGCTCATCGTGCATTTCTTCGATGATCGTGTCCAGTCGTTTGATGTTCGGACCCTTCGGGGTCAGGCCGTATTCAGACATTGATTGTCGCCTCCTCTGCATAGGTCTCCCCGCTCACCCTGAATGTGCAGGCGAAGTAGACTTTTCTTTCCCGGGGTTTGTATTCGATCTTCACTACCTCAGCTTCCTCCACGGCATCTACCTGGAGGATCTCGCTGCGGATAAGCTGCCTAATGTTTTCGAGGTTCGGGTTCTTAACGAATACCTCCTCGAACCACTCGAAGCCGAGGTCAGGGCCGAGCCGCCATTCCTCTTTGATCCATTTCAGGCGGATCTGCACCGCTTGGCAAATACTTTCGGTCAGGGAGATGTCCCCGTTCTCCGATACGGCGATGTCGCCGTTTCTGTCGAGCGTAATGTCAACCATTATCTAACCTCCATTCGTGTTATTCCGCAGGAGCCGTGGACTGGATCTCCCCGGTTGCCGTGACGCTGCCGTTCACCTGAACATTGCCGTTCAGCAGGATGTTCGGGGCGTTAATCGCCACCTCGTTCTTCCTTACGACGACCTCAGTGCCCTTCACAGCGACGATAACTGCGTTCTCCCTGCAAGCCTTTTCGACCACAGAGTTCGCTGCCTGAAACAGCCCCGGAATACAGAAGGCATCTGTGAGGTCGAAGGACAGGTCTGTATCTGTTTCCTGACCATAGAGCCAATATTCGATGGAGTGCTCAGCAATAAAAATCAGGCAGCCATCACCCGGTTTGACCGGATAAGCGATGGTTGCCTGTTGTCCGCTTACCTGCGGAAAGACCACCGGTACGCCGGTGATCTGCGGATACGGGACAGTCGTGCCATTCTTCAGTTTGAACCGCATCGTAGGCAAGACTGTCGCAAGCCCGGTGGCGGTATCAAATGATACGATCTTACCGGGCATCGTGGTGTGGATCTCGTTTATCTTTGCGTCCACCATCTTACGGATGCTCTCTACAAATTCCTGAAGCATATCACACCTCCAAAAGCCGAGCTTTGCACAGCCAGTCGCCAGACAGGTTATCTCCCTGCATTTCGACTGAGTACACCCGGAAGTAGCCGGAGACAGTCTTGGTCTCCAGCTTGACATAGTCGTCAATGTTGATGGCACCGTTCAGGAAATACTCCACATCCCAGCCCAAGGTCTTACCACCCGCATCGTCCTCCTCGACGACCACTCTCGCCGGGATACCGATCAGGCCGCTGTCCGGGGACAGCACATATACTTCCTTGGACATAACATCGTTCGGCCTCTTGACCTGCAGGACGCCGTTCTGGATGCTCCACACCAATCCGCAGCAGTTACAGCCACGGGTCAGCACATCCCTCGCCTTGCCAACAAACGAGAAGCCGTTGTTGATGTTCTTGAAATACTTGCTGGCGTTATACGAATAAGAAACGGCGACACCCATCTGTGCCGCCACATCGTCGAATATCCGCTTCCAGTTGACCTTGCCGTTGTAGGACACCGTGATGTAGGTATCACGGATCTCAATTAGGCTGTCAACCACTTCGATCTCCGTCTTTCTGTCAGCTCCGTCGTTCGATGTCGTGGCAAAGCTGACCACACCGGCGAAGATCAGGGAGATATGGTCGCCGTATCCTGCCCGGAGGGACAGAACGCAGTCTTCCTCATTGAGCAGCTCACGGTGAGCCTCATTCAGGTTCCATATCGTCACCTTTCCGGTGTTGGGGGTCTGGAGGTCTGCCTTCTGCAACGAGAAGTTGATATGCAGAGGAACAGGCTGTTGCGGACTCTTATGCCCGATCTCAAAGCCCTTCTTCCCTGCCTTGCCTGCAGCAAGTCGGTATTCTCGATTGAAGTTATCATACCCTGCCATAAGGCACCTCCTTGTATATCATCCGATACAATCGGTTACTCTCAAATTCAAAAACACTCGTGCATTGCCAAATGCACATATATCCCTATACCTGTTAAGGTTCGGTTATGGTATAGGTTACGGTTACGGTTACGGTTACGGTTATGTCTGGAATTTCCGTGGAATGTCCGCAGGACTGTCCGTGGAATTTCCGCAGGACAAACAGAAAAGGACAGACAGCAGCCGAAAATCACACACCGCAGCAGAGCTGTGTCTGCATACGATGTGCGTTTCCGGTCTGTCTGTGGAATGTCCGTAGGAATGTCTGTGGATTTTCGCCGCAGATTACGGACAGGATCACCCCAGGTCAGCAGGACAGAAGATGAACTCCGCCTTGCCGTCCTTAAAGTCGTTTCGCCCGATGTGGTCGAGCTTCGACTTTGCCGCAAACACTCCGGACGGGAGCTGTGTCACTCCGTAGAAGATGTTCAGCGGGAAATTCGGGACGATCTTGATACCGAGGGCAATCGGGTTGTTCTGCGTGTCATACAGGCTGAACTTCCAATAGTCCTTGGTATCATTGTAGGAGAACCTGATCTGGTACGGCACACCGTTCAGCACGATGCGGGACATACTGTCGTTCAGGTCGGGGACTTCAATGATTACATACTCCATACTGATCCCCCTTTACTTGATGATGCCGATGGACGATGCCACGCCGTAGAGGATACTGGACTTGCTCTTGCCGTCATTACTTCCGGAATTGCCCGAGCCTCCGGATCCTCCGGTGGAGCCGGTGCTGGTGTTGGCGGAGCCGGCGGATGTGCCGGTGCCTCCGCTCTTACCGTAGCTGTCCGGGATCGTCGTGGTCCGTGCCTTGGTAACACGGATCTTCTTGAACGAAATCGGTATCTCTCTGGCATATCCCTGCTCAAGCGTCTTGGAGAACGAGATACTCTCGATAGCCATACTCTTGTAAACCGCATCGTTCGTGATAACGGTTACGGGGATTGCCTCCAGGAACAACTTCTCCAGCTTGTCGCAGATCTCTTTCACTCTGGTCGGGCTGGAGCCGTGCCGCCTGTGCCAAGTGACCGGGGTGTTCGTAACGAACAGGGTCATAGACAATTTCTCCGAGCCGATGATAATCGCATCGGTTACAGAAAAGCCGTCCTCAACGGAATACTCCGGTACACTCGCTTCAAACCCACGGTCTTCGGACATAAGGGCGTCGAACTCAATGCCATTGATGGAAACAGGAATTTTCACCTTTGCCATAATCTCGACCTCCCTTATGTAGCCAAAGCAATACCCCGAGCAAGGGTAGCCGTGATGTCTTGTGCAGATCTATCCATAGTCTGCTTAGCTTCCTTCTGGATAGCCCTGTCGCCATTGAACTCATTGTGGAACTCGATGTTCTGTACAACACTCCGGTTGGTCGTGCTGTTGGACATCATCTGCGTAGTGGGACTGGGCCGCTTTGCGGTTGCAAACATCCGCAGGGCGTCCAGCATCGTGTCACGCATCTTACTGATAGGCGATACGATCTCACCTTCGCTCTTGTTATCACCGATGACAACAGGAGTGGGCTTATTCGCACCGATGTAACCACCTTGGGCAAGTCCCTGCAGCTGGATGCGGGACAGCTTGCTGATGTTGACACCGGGGATCTTGTTAATGACACCGATCGCCCAGTTGATCGAGTCAATGAAACCATTGATGATCTTTGCGGCAAAACCGATGACGCCGTTCACGACAGACTTGAAGGCTCCGGAGATACCGTCGCCGATCGAGGTGCCGATCTTGGTGAACATACCGACGATCGTGTCCCAAATACCCTGGAAGAAGGAGCCGACCGCACTGAAGGCGTTCTTGATGCCTTCCCACGCAGAGTTGAAGATACCCGCAAACCAGGAGCCGACGGCGGAGAACACACCGACGATGCCGTTCCATACACCCTGGAACCAACCGACAACGGAGTTCCAGATGGCGACGATGCCGTCCCAAGCTGCCTGGAATACACCAGCAAACCACTCTCCGATACCGGCAAAGATCTCGCAGATACCGTTCCAGAGATCCTGGAAGAAAGCGGTGATCGCACTCCAGATCATCTTGATGTTATCGACCCAGAACTTCACGGCAAGCTCTACATAGGCGATGACCGACTCGATCACACCCTGAATAGCTTTCCAAATTCCCTCAAAGACCTGCTTAATTCCCTCCCAGGCTTTCTTCCAGTCGCCCGAAAATACGCCTGCGATGAAATTGCCGATGCCTTTGATTATGGTCAGTGCACCGTCGATGACCTTCTTGATTGCGTCCCAGGTCTTCTTCAGGAAGTTGACGATGTCGGCACCCCATTTGTCCCAGAACTTCTTTATCAGGTTCAGGACAAATTCCACTACCGTCATCAGTGCATTGAAGATGGCATCCCAGGCGGCGAACAGTCCGTCGAGTATCGGCATAATGGCATCCAGTATGGCTTGCCATCCTCCGACAATCGTTTCGCTGATCGACTTTTGGGAGCCATCGACATTCTTTTCCTGAGTGCCAAAGACACCGGAGATGATGTCGGAGATCATACCCCAGATCGTGCCAAGGAAGTCTTTGATGTTGTTCCAGTAACGCTCAAAGTTCTTCTTGATCGTTTCGCCGTGCCGGTTGAAGAAATCCTTGATCGCACCCCAGGTGATCTGGGCTGCTCCCTTAATTCCGTCCCATACCTGCGACAGGAAACCGACGATCGAGTTCCATACCTCGGTGATCTTGGATCTTACTGCCTCACAGTCGATACCCGTCTGTTCAAGCAGAGATCCCATCAGCGAGTTGTTGCCCTGCATAAAGTTGATAAAGTCTTCAACAAGCAGGGCTATAAGAATGATGACTGCGATGATCGCAACCATCTTCAAATTCAAGCCGCCAATGGCTTTGCCTATCATCTTGATGCCATTGACGATCTTGTCGAAATTCAAAGCAAGGAAAATCGAGCCTGCTGCGATGGCAACCAGTTTCAGTAGGTTCTCGGTGCCGCCCAGCTTTTCAGAGAGCCAGACGACAGCAGTTCGCACTCGGTTCAATATGGCGATCACGCCGTTAAAGGCGGACACCATTACCTTCGATAGCGTCTTGGTGATCCCAAGCGTTTTGTCTGTCTGTGCCAACCACAGACCCCACTGATTTCTAATGCTTCGCAGTCCGTCGGAGATAGTCATATCAACATTTCCGAAGGCGGCGTTAATCTCATCCGCCGAGTCGAGAAATGCGTACTTCAGGTCTTCGACTTTCATCTGCCCGTTGGCTGCCATATCGAGCAGCTGTGTCTTCGCCACACCGAGGTGCTTTGCGAGAACATTCGCCGCTTCAGGTGCCTGTTCGAGCAGTTTATTCAGCGTTTCAGTATCTACGATACCCTTCTGGAACGACTTATTCAGTCCCTCCATAACGCTTGCTATTGTGGCTTCGCTTCGCCCTGCCGATTTCAGCAGTTTGGTTACTGCACTTGTGTACTCCGCTGCGTCTTCAACGGGGAACAGATCCGAGCTCGACTTCACCAAATTGGATACGGTGTTCGCCATATCCGAATAGGTGCCTCTGCAATCGTTCGCTGCAGCCAGGATCAAACCCTGGGTTTCCTCCATGTTACCCAGCTCTCCGACGGAGTTCCGGATAGCATTGTTGACTGCACCAAATTCTTCGATGAGTCCATTCACGGCGGCAAGACTAAAGCCAATGCCGATTGCTCCGAGAAGTTTCGTGGCGGTGTCCTTGATACCCTTTACCGAGTCGTTGACTTTTTTGACATCTTCGTCCTTTACCTTAAAGCCAACCTTATTGACAAACTCAGAAATGGTCAATTACAGACTCACCTCACTTTCGGTTGATTCTTAACCAGTATTCTGTTTGATTTCATCAGCCTGGAAGTGCTGGATGTCCTGGTCCATACGGTACAGGGCATACAGTTTCAAGGCTTCATCTAAAGAATAGACGGTTTCGAGTTCAAACTTAGAGGCCAGCCTCGCTTTAATGAGGATGTAAAGCCTTAATTCGAGTTCTGTGAATTGTCCGTAATCGAACTCTCCGTATCTTCCGAACTCGGAGTCTTCGTCTGAAAAGCCCCGAGCAGGTTTCCAAATCGGGCTCCGAGTTTCTTGAAAAAACCCTTGTAGTTCAAACGGATAACCTCGAAGCAGAGGATGTACATATCCTGCACTTCACCACAGAATACTTCGTTAGCCAGGTCGTAGGAGAGTACCTTGGTCTCCCCATCGGTGGCTTCGCACTCGACCGAGATATTCTTGTGTTCGACGAGCAGCTTTCTCATCAGCCGCTCAAACTTGTCTCCGGACAGTCCAGAGAAGGCGGAGCTGATGGAGGGCAGAGCCTCATCAATCTCCATACTCATAATGTCATCGACCTTGGAGTTGCTAAAGGCACCAGCCATTCCCCCAAACAGCGGTGCAACCAGGTTCGCCAGATCGCCGCTGAGGTTCGCAGCGGTAAATGCAGGGAACGGCTTGATGTAGAAAACGGCATCTCCAATTTCTTTCTTCGTAACTTCCAACTGTTTCATAACGACAACCTCCTAAATTCATTCATAGTTGGACAAAGACACCGCTCTCACCTAAGCAAGAGCGGTGTCAGGGATATTACTCCTCCAGCGTAGCAGAGCCGGTGTGGATCTCCCACTCACGGTTGCCAGCTTCCTTGCCGTAGCCACGGCTTGCAGGACCCTTGCACCAAGCAGCATCGGTGCTGAACACCAGGCCGCCCTTGAGGTCCTTGATGATGATCGGGAACATACCGTCCCCAGTCTTGCGGTCTCTTGCAACACAGGCCTGCAGAAACGAGTTCGTTTCGGAGGTCTGCAGCAGGGAGATCTTGACGATGCAGGTATCGTCAGGACTTACGCTTCTGACCACCTCACCATCACAGCCGACCTTCTTGGTCACGCCATCGGCGTTGGGGTCGATCGTGATGAAGGAGTCATCGGCGTAACCGGAAACGATGTGGCTACCAAGAGCACAGGTCACTTCCTTGGGGTTATAAGTCTTAACCTTTCCCATAACGAATTGTCCTCCTTTCTTACAGCTCGTAGGTCAGGGTGCCATCCAGCTCAGTCAGGTGGATTGCACTTGCCAGTCTTGCCTTGAAGGTCAAGCCGGTGATCTTACGGGTGGACTTCTGTGCAGCGGTGAGGCTGGCAGCAGACGGGACAGAGGTGGTGAAGCCGGGGATGGTATTGCCATCCTTGTCGAACTCCTCCTCAGCGATGCCGCCGATGTCCTGACCTGCCTTCAAAGAGGCAAGCATCTGGTTCTGGATAGCAGCGATGCCGGCGTCGGTGAACGGGATCTTGGAGTTCGTAGCGAACAGATCCACGACACGAACCTGCATATCGTTCTGCAGCCAGTCACGGAAGCGGATCACATCGGCCCACTCACCATACATTACCTTGCCACCAACAGTCAGGTCTCTGCTGCCGACGGTGACATAGTAGTTCAGGTTCGCAGCATCCAGTGCGGCCATCTCGTCAGCGTTGAGCTGAGCAGGCTTGATACCCACAAGGGACTTGTAGGCAGTGGTCTCAGTACCGGACTGGTAGTTGAACCACTCAGCGGCGAAGGCAACATTGATGTAGCGGTTTGCTTCGGGGATGTCGTCTGCTTCCTGTGCGGAGCTCTCCTTGGCAAAGATGCCGATGGTGCGGAAATACTTACCGGTAACAGCAGCCTGAGCCTTGGCACCGGCAAAGAAGTCCGTTTCAGCATAGACAAATACCTTCTCGTGAGCCTCGATGAGGGTGGCAATCGCCTCATACTGAGATGCTTCTACACCAGCGGTGCAGACAGCCCACCAACCGGTGGTGGCGATAGCTCTCTCCACAGCCTTGACTGCGGTTTCGCCTTCCTGGATCACCGCAATGTAGATGGCGGAGGGCTTAGGCTTCTTGCTGAACGCAACACGGGCGGCCACACCGACGGGGTCGGCGTTTTCACCGGTTACGACGAAGCCAGCCTTGGTGACCTCATCCAGGCTTGCATATACGGCAATAGGAGCAGCGGTAGCAGCTTCCGCAACGGGGGCAGGACCGACAATGAGCAGATTGCCAAAGCTCTGTCCATCGGCGATCTGCTGTGCGATGTCGATGTTCAGGGTGGCAATCAAATCAAAGTTATTCATTGCATTTCCTCCTTATGGAATGATGCCGCCGGCGTTAAGCGGGAGCCGCTTTATCACCGACGGTCTTCTGGGTGAAATAAAAGTTGACAATCAGCCTGGAACGGAACTCATAGGTCGTATCGTTCACGGCTCCTGTCAGGTTTTGCACATCTCCTTCGACCTGTACTGCAACATCGTGGGTGTTACTCCACAGCGTCACATATTCGGAGTCGAGGAAATTGGCAAACAGGGACATCTCATCTGTGGCGGTGTCCTCCCTTGCGACTTCCGTATGTGTATCGTCATCATACACAGGGGAGCCGTGGGTGAACAGGTCGATCACAAACGAGAGTTTGCAGTGGAAGTAACCCTCCCTTTCGGGAAGGTCGAGGATCTCGTTGGCCGCCCGGTGTCGTTTGACATTACCAGGCGATATGGTGACGAGGGGGATCTCAGGCTTAGTTACTCTGCTCTGCCGGTCGAAGATCACAGTGCTGTTTGCAAAGTGTTCCTTGACGAGCTGGCGGAACAACTCTTTCGCTCCGGATACAGTCATAAGGTCTCCACCACCCTTTCCTTCTCAGGGTCGCCGGTCGGCGGATTGGCGATGTCATCTCGCCGGGAGCCGTCCATAGGCACCTGCACGAACTGGTAGTTGTAGTGGGACAGGATCGTCTGCTTGTAGCTCATACAAACGACGCACTCGTACCAGTTACCGTCGTAGAGCAGAAGGTCTGCCTTCTTGCTGCTACCGGTTTCTGCGGTGTTGAGCTTGTACGAACCGTGGCCTTCGATCCTCTTTACGGAGCGTTCACCTTCCGGAAGTGCCTGCAGCGTATCCGTGCCCATCGGGTGGGCGTGGATACTGATGACGCAATCTGTGCAACCGGCAGCCAGGTAGCCTTTGACCTCCCGCTGTTCACCGAACCGGCGGAGCCAGTATCTTCGATTGAAAAGCGATATGTTCATAACTACTCACCTCTGCCTTTGATTACATAGTTGACATTCTCTCTCATATAGCCGGTGTCAATCAACGGCCTTGCAGAGCCCTTCTTAGCGATTGTGCTTTCTGCGTTCGGCTCGAAGCTGCCGTTGGCAATCTCATCCTGGACGAGACCCTTGGCAACCACGCCGATCCGGTTCAACGCCTGCTGTGCAGTGCCTCCGGATGCAAGCACCTTGTTGGCATCTTCGCAAGCCTTCCTCAGCTCAGCTTCGTGATTTTCAAAGCTCTGCCTCATAAAAGGTCTTGCCGGGGTGGAAGACGAGCCCAGCTCGTTGTAGGCGGCAACCTCAACGAGATCTGCACCGTCTTCGTATGATCCCTGACCTTGCTGGAAGCCAACACGGACCTCCATCTTTTCCATTGCCCGGAGCTGGGCAAAGAACTTCTTACCTTCAGGGGTCATATCTGTAAATGCCAGAGCCATACTTAATCGACCTCCCCTCCACAGTGGATCGGTACAATAACCATACGGCGGAGAGACAGGAACTGGGCACCGTAGACAGTCAGGCCGAGCTCAGCATCCTTGACGAGCATAGATGCGGCGTTTGCACCAAAGCTCACAGAGCTGCCTCCTTCGGACACGCTGCCCACGGTCAACCCAATACCTACCGTACCGAGTTCCCCCAACGGGTTCTCACCATAACCGGCCATCTTCAGCTTGTGGCAGACGAGCTGGGCGAGTGCCTGCTCATACAGTTTGCCGAACTGCTTCTTGCTGACCATAGGGCGGACAATTTCGATCCACTGCTCCACGGTCTTGTCTTCCACATCCTTAAACTCCGCACCGACAAGGCGGATCATCTCAATGGACGTCATCGTGTTCACTCCTTACTTCTGGGCAGCAGCGGCAGCAGCGGCGGCAGCCTTGGCTTCTGCTTCGGCCTTAGCCTTAGCTTCTGCTGCTTCCTTCTCAGCCTTAGCCTTGGCTTCAGCCTCAGCCTTAGCCTTTGCCTCAGCTTCGGCCTTAGCCTTTGCCTCAGCCTCAGCCTTAGCCTTAGCGTCGTTGCCGTTCTTGGGAGCCTTGGGCTCCTCGGAGACAGACAGCAGGCCCTTCTTGACGAAAGCCTTGATAGCAGGAGCTTCGCAGACAGCCTTGTCGGCGGTCATAGTGTCTTCGGGCATCAGCATCGTGGTGCCGATGTGGACGATCTTAGTGCCAGTATTCTTGATAATCATTTCTGTAACCTCCAAAATTCGAGCCGGTCAAAGCCGGCGATTTCAACAGAATGTTTCAAGGAGGGCACCGAATGGCACCCTCCTTGTTCTTACGGGATCAGGATACGCCGACAGCGATCAGTGCAGACAGGGGGTAGTAGAAGATGACGCCTGCGGTACGAGCCTCGCAGGGCACCACGATCTCCAGACCCTTGGACTGCATGGGATACTGGTAGAACGCCATGGGGTTCTCCAGAGCCATCTTCTCGGGGTCGTTGTGGAACAGGAACGCAACACCTTGACCGTCAGCAGCAGCGGCGTAGGGGTTGGTGCCTACGGCGTTGGCGTTCAGCTCGGGAGCGGGCTCGATCTTCTTCAGGTAGGGAGCGTTCTCCAGAATGAAAGCCTTGACGGTCATAGTGGTATCGGGGATACGCTTGGTGCTGATGTGCATAAACACATCGGAGGGCACACACAGAGTATCGGGACGCTCCACATTCATAGTGGCGGCGTCAACCTGCTTCTGCATACCGTTGATGTCGTCCAGGATCTCATCGGCGGTCTTTTCCAGCCAAGAGGACTTACCGGAAGCACCGGGCAGGATGGAGAACATGGGGACATTCTGACCTTCGGACAGAACACCCATCAGGCCGGACTCGGCATCGCCAGCCCAAGCAATCTTGTTGTTCAGGTTGTCGATCTGGAAACGAGCGGACTCAGCCTTGCGGGAGTCCAGGGACTTGCCGGCAAGACGGGAAGCTCTCATCTCCTGAGCGGAGTAGCCGTAGGAAGCACCCATAGACTTGATCTGAGCAAAGCTGGGCTTGCCAGTCACATCGGCACGGGGCAGATCGGTGGAGTAGTTGCTGATGATCTTAGCCAGGCCGGTCTTGTCGTAGGTGTAGTAGGTGATGGTCTCTGCACCAGCGTCAGCCTCGGAGGTCTGGGGGAACAGATTCAGGGCGGTGAACTGGGGATACTGCTTGTCATAGGACTTGCTCTTGACATGATCCAGTTCACGAGCGAAGAAGATGGAAGCATCCTCCGCACTGTCGAAGTGGGTGCCTTCGGAAGCCATAATGGCAGCAGGGATGGGAGAGTTCAGCAGAGCCTTCTGCTCTGCAGCATCATAATGGGTATGTTTCATTGTACTGTACCTCCTCTTTCTTACTGAGCGTTGAACAGCTCGATCTCAGCGATCTGAGCGGTGGTATCGACGCTGCCCAGGAAGCGGCCCTTGACAGCCACATTGCCATCAGCAGCGTTGGTGAAGCAGCCAGCCTCGTCTCCGGTAGAGATCAGGTAGACGGCATCGCCGTATGCGGGAGTGACGCCGGCAGCGACACGACCGTAGATGCGGCCATAACGCATAACGCCGACGGAAGCACCGTTACGGACGGAGAGCTTGCCCTCCAGATCGTACTCGGTGGTCAGGTTGTTGGTAACGATGCCCTCGAACTTGTCGCTGGCAGCGGCAGGCAGGGCAACATTCTTGCCGGGGGTGGAGCCACGGACAACACCGCAGCCGAACTTCAGCTTGCCGGTGTCTTCCTCGTTCAGGAAGGTGTCGATGGCGTAGGGTGCCAGGTCGACGATACCGCCGGCAGCACCCACAGGGGTGTTGTAACCATAATGGATCTGTGCAGACATTTCAGTGTCCTCCTTATTACTGATTGTTGTTCCGACGAGCGATCATACGCTCACGGGCTGCTTTGGCAGAGTTCTCATCCTTGGCGTCGTTTCTCTTGCCGTCGCCATTGAACATCTGCCGCTTCTGGTAACCGGTGTCCTTCTCGGAACGGGCGGTCACATCGGAGACAGCCATATCATAGGCTGCGTTGATGTAGGACACGCTCTTGCCGTCCAGACGCAGGTTGGGGCGGACTGCGTGGATGATCGCCTTCTTGGCGTCCATAATCCGCATCATCTCCAAGCCGTCCAGGTTGAGCTTGCGACCAACCATACCCAGCTGGATACGAGTGCGAACGATGGCGTCAACGGAGTCGGCGTTCAGCTTGCCTTCGGCGGAAGCGGTCTCAGCAGCGGTTTCCTCCGCTACTTCCTCGCTGTCCTCAGCAACAGAAGCACCGATCACGGTCTCCTCGCCTTCTGCGTTCTCCTCACTGTCGGTAGCCTCAGCTTCCTCAGCAGCGGCAGTTTCCTCGGTAGCCGCCTCAGCGGTTTCCTCGTCAGCCTTAGCAAAGTCAGCCTGAGCCAGCAGAGAGTCGATGATGTCGAACAGGATGCCCATATCCTCATCCTGCTGGGCGATAACGCCCTGAGCCTCCTCCACGGTCTCGGGATCGCCAGCTTCGTCACGACGATCACGACGATCCTTGACGAGCTGAACCTTCTCCTCGGCGGTGGGCTCCGCAGCGGTTTCGTCCTCACTGTCAGTTGCAGTTACGGTTTCCTCCTCTGCGGTAGCAGCTGCCTCCTCATTGTCGGTAGCTACTTCGGTTGCGGCAGTTTCCTCGGTGGGCACATCCTCGTTATCTGCCTTGGTTGCAAGACGAGCTGCCCGTCTTGCCTTGTACTCCTCGATGGCCTTGGCCAGGTCCTCAGGGGACAGAACGCCGTCGCCACGAGCAGTTTTCTTGTGAGCCATAACACTTCCTCCTTTGAGCGAATTGGTCTGGTCACGGCTATCTATATTGAGCCGTGCCGATTCTCCTGCCCGAGCCTCACGAACAAGGGCAAGATGGTTGATACGGATGTTTCTCTGGATGGCATCGTAGTGCTGGCCGTTCCACTCACCTGGGGTTTCTTCAAGGTCGAGGTTGTACCCCAAGGAAAGCTCCTTCAGGCCAGCCTTTTTCATCCCGACCGTATCGTGAATGATAATCTCAGCACGGACATCATCGCCACTGCGGTATCCCTCCGTCAAAATCGTACCGATAGCGTTCTCCTTCACATTATCCGTGGTGACGAGCCCAGCGTCATGCGTGATAATGATCGGGCGACCCTTGTACGATTTCAGGCTTTCGGGATCAAAAACATCCTCCGGGAGCCGCAACTCCCGCCTGATGGAACCATCAGGATTTGCGTACTCGAAGATACCTGTGCGGGTCAGAATAGGTCTGTCCACCAGGTAGCCTTCGGGCGTGTAATAAGTCTGGTTCAGCGGGAGGCTGTCCAGACGGATTACCGTTTGTAACTTCGGGGTCATATCGCACCCCTCCTTTCGGGTATCTGCTTGGCGGTATTACTTGGAGCAAGCAGGATCGGTGCCATCTTCCTGGGTTTTGTCGCCAACATTGTCGGTCAACTCACCCGGACCAAAGACACTACCGCCTTCATCCTGATTGACAGGTGCTTCGGCTTCACCCTCGTCACCATCCGCAGGTTCGGTAATCAGCTCAGTGAGCTTCAGGACGAGCATCTGTGCCCGTTCCAGCTCGTCCAGACGGAGGCCGACGCAGGTGTCCACCATACCTTCGTTGCCCTGCTCAAACATCTCGATGTCATTGGACAGATCTTCGATCCGCTGAGCCGTACTGCGAAGCTGACGGGCTAAAGCACCTACTGCCATACCATTCTTCACGGCATTTCACTCCTTTCTCCAATTTTTGATACAGGAGAGCCTTCCCTGCCGGGAGGATCTCTGCTGTTCTTCGGGAGCCTGATCTTCATAACTTCCGCTACCTCCATTCAGGCTGAACTCATACGGCTACTTGCCGTACTTATTCCTACGCATCGTTTCTTCCCAGCCACGGAACTTATCCCGCTCGACCACATCCGGTTCACACTTGCGGTTACATTTCTTGGCACCACGGTGGCAGACGCAAACCGTCTTGCCGTTTTCGATGCGGATGAAGACTTTTATCTTCTCCTTCGTTTCCATAGCTGTTCTCACCTACGATCTTTTGGTTTCATCGGCACATCTATCGTGTCGACATCGAACACCGGTATTGGAATACACCGGCAGCAGAAGTCCTCGCCGGGATGGCATCGCCGTCCGGTGTAGACCCGTCCCCTGCTCTTGGTTTCGTACCACATCTCCGGAGGGTCGTCCCAGCTGATGATTTTTCCGTTCAGTTCCCTGTGGCAATCCCGAACACGGGAGTCACGAGAGTCTGACCACCGGTAATGCGTACATCCTGCGTCCTTTTGCTGCAGTTTCGTGATCTGCGAGTTCAGGGTAGACACCTGATCCCGGGCAAGGAGCTGAGCACTCCTACGGGTCAGCTTGTACTGCTCCTGGATCTGCTTCGTGATCTGCGTCAGGGAGGCACCTTGGCGGTAGCCATCCATAATGATCTTCTGCATCTCACCAAGCGACTCGTTCGGGATGGACTTGATCTTCAGGACATTCTCGTCGATCCACTGCTTCAAGGCGTGTTCGTAGAAATCACCGTTGAAGTAGTCGTCGAAGATGTCAATGCCCAAGGTCTCCTTGACCGCCCGTTTCCATTCCCGGAGTGCGGTGTTCTTGGTCATCTTCGAGATCTTCCGCACCATATCATCAAGACCGAAGGCACCCAGTCTTTGCTCAAGCTCCCTTGCGATCTTTTGGAATACGGTTCTCACTTTGTCTTCAACATTCCGGATGTCGTCATACCGGGAGTCTCCTCGCTGGTGTGCTTTATAGGCTTCCATCAGCTCGGGCAGGTTCTCCTGCAAAGTGCGGTGCATAATCCGGACATAGCTGTTGCAGATCCTCTTAAATTCACGCTCTGCTGCATCCGGGTACATCGGGGTCGTCTTGCCATACAATCTCTTGTGGCCGTAGAACTTGCCCTTTACCGCCCCTTTTACCATCTCGTGATGTTGTTGTTTGTTCAAGACGATTTCCCCCTTTCCCGGTGGTTTAGCAGGATTGTGCAGCCCTTTCCGGGCTGTGTTGGAGTCAGCAACGGGGCTCGAACCCGTGGCGTCCTGATTGGAAGTCAGGTGCTCTACCAACTGAGCTATGCTGACAAATGGAACAGCCCGATCCGAAGACCGGGCTGTGTATCATTGTTTCAGGCTTTCCTGCCTGTGAAGATCCAACGCCATCTCTGCTTAACGCAGTGCCATATCACAAGCAGGCATTGGACAAACGGGTTGACATTTCGGTATCCCATTGCGGTTACACGCTCCTTTTATTCTTGAGCCTGTTTTGCAGATCTGCACCGGTTTTGTCAACCGTTACTCCTCATCCTCGGCAATATCTTCGAGGCAGGAGGTCAGGATCTCCAGGCTATCCCGGAAGGGCGGGAACAGAGATGCTTCCAGATCCTTCAGTTCCTCCAGTGTCCGGAACTTCGGATCTGTCATCTCAAGATCCAAGCAGTCAGGCTCCCCTTCAAAGTCAGTACAGACAAAGATGTGAGCCCGGAGTCCGCTCTCAGGTTCAAACGGTCCTACTCCAATAGGCACGAGCTCCTTCGGGCTGATGCCGAACTCCTCCTCAGTCTCCCGGAAGGCGGCCTGCTCGGGGGTCTCCCCTTTCTCGCCGTGACCACCAGGGCCGCAGATCAAGCCGTACCCGGTGTCATTGTGGCGTTTTCCGCACAGGATCTTGCCGTCCCGGAACACCAGAACGCCCACACCGAACGGTGCTTCGTCCTGCTGTACCTCCTCAGCTGCCTCAGCAGCTTCGGTCTTTTCCTCGGCGGTCATATCCTGTGGGAGCTTGGTCGCTGCAGGAGCATTGGCTGCTGCACTACCGGTAGAACCGGGATCCGTGGCGTGTGCCTCGATGTCAACACCGGTTCCATACTGAGCGAACTCGCCCTCCTCGAAGATGTTGCGTCCAGCAACCTTGCCTTCGACCTTCTGACCGGATTGTGCTGCCAGCATTTCCTCATTCAGGATTTGACCGGGGCCGCCCTTTACAGCAGGAGCATCCGGATCTTCACTGGCATAGGCTGCCAGCAGTTCCTCCTCGTCATCGTACTCATCCAGGATTGTGTTGATCTCCAGATCGCCGCTATCTGCCAACTTACGGCGGATTTCAGTCGGGTCGATGACCTCCATAGAAGCGTAGGTCTGCAGGGTGGTGGCTTTGGCCTGCTCGATCTGTGCCCTCTTGAGATCCAGGTCAGCCTGTTCTGTGTCGCTCAATGTCCACAGCGGGTTGAACTTGATCTTGATCTTCGGCACCTCATCCACCTCGCCGGTAGCCAGACCAGCCTGGAAGATGACGGACAGCAGGTAGCGGAGGTTGCTCTTGACAGACCGCTTCTGGATACGGCCTACAAAGCTGTACCAGTTTTCCAGGTCGCTTTCACCGGTCGAGTTCATACCTGCAGGAGATCTGCCAAACAGGGTCGTCTGCGGGATGTTCGTCAGTGCGGACAGGAAGTTACAGCAGGTGTCGATGACCTCAGCCACACCGTTGAACTGGAACGACTTGAAATCGTAATCTTCGCCCTCGCTGTCAATTACCAAGCTGTTCAGGAGTCCACGGGCAAGGTCGATGACCTGCATCCTTTTCAGGACCAGGTTCTCGCCTTCTTCGGTGGCAAGCAGGTTGGCCAGTTCCTTCATCTTGTAGACCGGCTGTACAGAGCGATCCAACATTCTCGGGGCACTGCTGTGAGCCAGCTCCGTATCCCGGAGTGCCTTCTTCAGGCGGATGTACTCAGGCATACCCCAAAGCTGATACACGGAGTTGCTGGAGTTCTCAGGCAGGACACCATTCTGGAACACAAGGCATCTACTCTCGTGCACCGTGAATGTGCCGTACCGGCTGTTGACATGGTAGTATTCAGGCATACCCAAGCGACTGCCCCGTGTATCAAACGGGTTTCTCGGGTCATAGCTGAACATCGTGGAGTAGTCAGGCTGGATAACGGAACGGTCATACACCCGGAGGTCGTCAATGGACTTGATGTTCTTCCAGTCCAGAGGATCCTCCAGTCCGCCGCCGTCGTTAATCAGCATAACAACAATCGAACCGCCAAAGAGCCGCATCCATTTCAGGGCGGTCATACCGGTTTCGTCCCAGTCCAGCTCATCCAGAGCTTCCCGGTAGAAGTTCTCCAAGTCATCGTCGGATACATCTTCCAGAGTGAAGCCTCGCTTAAACGCTTCCTCGGCAGGTGCGTCGATGATCTTGGCGAACAGGCCGTTGCCCTCGTAGAGCATACTGAGGGTTTCATCCGGTATCGCCGGCTCAGGCTGGAACTGGTAGTGTTCGTGGCTATCTTTCGAGGTGCCATACCGAGTCACCATATTCATATAGCCGTCTTCACGGAACGGACGGACTGCCTTGCCGGTCTGCTTCTCGATCAGCCGAGCATAGCCACGGATGCGTTCCGCCTGACTCCGTTTCTTTTCGTTCATTGGTATCACCTCTTAATCAAACCAGATTTGCTACATTGAACACATTGCGTGTTTCGATCTCCGCAAAGCCGTTGGCAGATGCGTCGACCATATCCTTGAAGGTGCTGTCCGGGAAATTCTCAAGCTGGAGCAGGTACTCCTCATTCCACGGACCGTACAGCAGGTCAAAGTTGCCTGCCTGCCACTGTGCTGCCATAGGCTCAGCACGGGCTTCCTTGCTGCCGGTTTCTGCCACAGTCGTGACATCGAAGCCAGACAGGAACTTGATGTAGGACTCAGCCTGCTCCTTACCTGCCTGACCGGGATCCTTAGGCAACCGGATACGGACACGCTTGTATGCCGCTCGGTCTGCCTGAGCTGTGAGCTTGATCGTTTGACGGACATCGGAGGCGGACATCTGCCTGTTGATAACATCGGCTACTATGTACCGTCCGTTCTTCCGCTTGCCGATCAGTACGCCGGCGGTGTATGCCGGGTCTCCCTTGTCTGTCTTTTCTGTGGCGGCCAAGTCCCAACAGCGTACCCATTGGATGACATCCTCCGGGACCCGCTCAAGGATCTCGCCAAGCTGAGTCCGTTTGAAGTACAGACCGCTTGCCGCACGGATCTTCCAGTTGCCGTTCAGCAGTCGCTCACGCTCAACAAGGGACAGAGCCATCAGGTTCGCCTCGTACTGAGGGTTCACCTTCAGCAACTCCTGATTGTCCTTCAACTGGGACATAATGAATGTGACAGACCGGGGCTCCAGTTTCTGCCTCTCGGTTACGAGGTTGAACTGCTCCCAAAGCTCCTCTTTCGTGTTCGCCCAGTACAGGGTCTCATTGCGGCGGATGAACCACCGGATCTTACCGCTCCGCTCAGGGATGGGGTATCCGGTCTCCTGATTGATCCACCACGAGATGAACTTGGCTACCCAGCTATCCGCATCCGGGTTGCAGGTTGCCCGAACAAACGGGGTAACACCGCAGGTAGAACGGTTACGGGACAGCATATAGAAAAACGCCTTTTCACTAAAGTGGGTCAGCTCGTCGAAGCCGATCTCGCAGATCTGGGAGCCTTGCCACTTATGAAGTTCTTCATCTCGCTCAATGTGGGCGAACTTGACTGACGATATTGTGTTGCCGTCCTTGTCGCAGAACTTCCACCTGCCCAGGGACATCTGCGGTACTGCACCCCGGATGCCTTGGTACATTTTCAGGGACTCATCCCAAAGACCGCCCTGCGAGAAGATCTGGTTGAAGTTACGACGGAATATCGTACAGCCGAAGCCTTTGACATTCTTATGCCGCAAAGGTGATAACAGCAGGCCGAACGATTTACCGCCGCCTGCTGCACCTCCGAAGATACATATCTGTGCCGGGGTAGCCACTACATAAACTGTTCTTGCGGACCTTTCTGCGGTTTAAGAACAGTTGCCATAGTGCATCCCCCCTTTACTCGGCAGAACCTTCTGCCGCAGGAGGATCTTCTTCTTTCGGTTGGCAGTCCTCCTCACTGTCCATCTGTGGCATATAGATCACCACATCGTTATCGCCGTCCTCGTTCTGCATATTCATTGCAAGGCTGGCAGGATCTCCCCGGTTAAGGGCTGCGACCTTGGCGTCAAGCTCAAGCTCTCTGCGGCGATCCGCAGCAATGCTCTCACGCTCCTTACGGGTTTCCTCAGGTTCATAGCCACCCATCCGCATCAGCGTCAGGTATGCTTCCAGATTTCCACCCATCGCCATCGAGAACAGACGGGCGTGGAGGGCAATCATATTGTTAAACTCATTCTCCTCGATGCCGAGCTCTGTGAGGTTCTCCCGAACCTTGGCGTTCTTGGTCATCTGTGCAAGGATGTACTGAACAGCCTCTCTTGCATCCTTCTTCGCTTTCCGGACCTCACCGGATTTCAAGCCTCCGTTTCTCCCCCTCTCACGGGCGGTTTCGGAGTCCTGGATCTTGTTCTCCTCGAAGGATTTCCCCTTCGATTTTCCGCCCTTTTTCTTGGAGGATTTCTTTGGCTTTTTTTCAGGCTCAGTATCGCCCGGTTGCTCCCCGGTTTGAACCTGCTCCAATTCGGTTTCGTTTTCGGCCATAATTTACCTCGTTTCTTACGAACGAAAACAACCTCCCAGCACGAGGCTGTGGAGGCTGTTTTACGGGCTTATTTTTTACGGGGTGAATTTATACCCCATACAGGCATTTGAGAGCTGCTATACCCAGCCCCACGGTTCTATCTACATCTACGCCGATGCTCTTGTAGAACTCAGGGTGGACAAGGCACTCATAGCCCCTCTTAATCAGGTCCGACTCTGTCTTGCTGATCCCAAGGCGAAAATCCTTGGCGATCCGGAGGGCTTCTCTGTATTCCCCTTCCGCTACCAGCCGGCGGACCCGGTCAGACTTGCGTTCCATATTTCTGCTCGACCGTGATCTTACGGTCATCGAAGGGCAGCTCATATCTCCGGGGGTTATGCTTCAAGAGGCAAGCATTGATGTCCCGGTTCCAGGAGCAGTCATCAAACAGGTTGACTTCCAGGGGCGTGAGCAACCGCTGGTCATTCTCGATGGCGTGTACCGCATCACGACCGAGCTTGTACTTGCCGTAGGTCGTGTGCCAGTTATACGCCCAGTCAGGGAACAGACCGTTCACTCTGGGGCACTGGTCTACCGGCTTGGGCACCGTGATCTCATCCATACGGAACGGAGTCCACAGGTCCATATTGGGCAGGGCAAACAGATCGTCACCATTCTCCCTCTGTGTCCACATCAGGATAATCGCCTTCGCTACGAAGATGGTCTCCTCGTTCGGCTTGGTCATAAAGTCGTTCGCTCTGCTCAGTGCGGCAAACTCGCTCTCCAGGTGCGGGTAGAAAACAGACATCGTTTCATTCAGTGCTTTCCAGAAGTCCTTCCGGGACAATTTGAAAAGCTCGGCTGCGTATCGTCCGGTTGCGATCATATCCCGCTTCCGGATAGCCTTGCAGAGTGTCTGCATCAGCGTGTGCTTATCGAGACCGCTGGGTTCGTCTGCATACATCAGGTTGCATACGAAGTAGTCTGCGTCCCGGTTCTTCTTGGCTGCACAAAGCAGAGCCAGTGCTTTTGTCAGGCTGTCCTCCGTGCCGTATTCACACAGGGGCAGGATCTCTTTCGTCAGGATGCCGTAGCAGTCCTCGGCAGAAATGACAAGAAGCCGCTTTCTCAGGTACGGTGTGTACTGAGGCAGCAGCTCCCATAAGCAGTGTCCTGCGATGTCGTAGTCGCCTTTCCGGATGGCGTTCTGCATAGCAGAAGTTACCTCCCAAAAAGACTTACCGGTTCGTGTGAGCATTTGATACGCCAAATCATCATCATCCTTTCCAAGTTCAGTATCGTATCCAGGGTAATCCTGTATCTTAATCTTACAATATCTACCGCCTAAGTCAAGGGTTTTTTCGGGAAAAGACGGTGTTTTTTGAACTTTTCAAGGAAAAATGCTCAAGCTATCCACCCTCCCGGCTTCGCCGGTCGGGCGGCTATCTTTTCACATTGATGTGGGGTACATTCGTCTTCATATTGTATGAGAAGTATTTACCCCATTTGGATTTCATCAGGTTGATGCTTGCCACCTGGTCTCCCCGCTTCTTGCCCGATGCTCCGCCTTCGTTGGTATCTGTCAATCCCTTCGAGCAGAAATACTTCGGTTTCAGGATCACCCGGTTGGTCAGCAGCTCCTGAAGGACAAGGTCGATGTCGTAGTTATACTCCAGCTCCTTGACACACTTGGACTTGAATGTCCGCCGGTTCACCCAACGGACTGCACCCGCACATCCCTTGAACGAGAACTCACAGTCGTAGTTCCAGGGGCGGATGGTTGCGTCAGTTGCACCGAACCCGATGCCGAGATCCCACATCAGCTGGCCTACTCTTTCGAGTTCACCGGTAATGAGGTCAGGATCCGAGATCGACTCCGTTTCAAACATCCGGTAGTAGAAATGGTGGATGTCATCGTCGAGGATGGCGATCACATCTTCCGGAGCGTTATCAATGAGCCATTGGTTTACTTCAGTCAGTCCGCAGATCTGGCTATCTTCGACCGCCTGCACCTTGATGTGAGGGTAGTCAGCCAGAGCCGCTACATAGTCCTCGTACTCGCTCTCTCTTACGATGTAAGTACCATACTCCAAAAACTGGTGGGCGGTACAGGTCTTGAACCGCTTGTAGCTGGGAATATAGATACCGAATGTCGGTTCATTCATACTTTCCACCCCCTCGGGATCTCAAACCCGCAGTTCATCACATAGTCGATGACAGACAGGTTGATAACCTGCTTGCCTCCCACCTGATCGTAAACCACCGGTTCATAGTCAGAATAGACGAGGTCGATCCCGTTGTTCCGGTAATCTTCCTCGATGTGGTAATCTTTCGCCCCTGACCCGCTGATATACATATCTGCGTTCAGGAGCTTGCACATCTCGATGATCCGTGCGTCCCGGCGTTCCTTGAGGTTGAGCCAAGAGGAGCGATAGAACTCCCGCTCAGTACCATCATCGAACATACCGAACCGATGGCAGAAATCGAATATGCACATATAGTTGAAATCGGCAAGGCTTTTCGCCGTCGGTGCCCGACCGAGCAGCTCCTCCATTACCGGGTACACCTCATCGAAGTGCTTTGCCTTTCCGTATGCAAACTTCAAGGTCTTCAGCATCTTCTCCACAACTCGCTCATCCGCTGCGATCTCCATCTTGTCGATGTCAACGCAATGGTAGTGGATCGGCAGCGTGAACCGCTGCGGACCATTGGCAGTCAGGATGTCGTTGTAGTTGTGTCGGGCTGACTTGGAATACTGGACATTGTCGGAGAATACGAAGATCTTACTCCGGAATATCTTGTAGAAATATCCCATCCACGGGAAAAAGTCAGGCTGGTGGGACGCAAGGACTACCAAGTCCCCCATACAATCCCCTCCAGTCTGAACACGCACTCGAACGCCTCAGCATACGGCATACCGCACTGTGCACCACGGAGCCGGGGCAATGCCCAAAGAGCTTCCTCGCTCCGGGGATGCGGAACGGGACGGATGACATTCTCATACAGTCCCAATGCACGGATCTTAGCCGCCACACCTGCCTCCGTTACCGGGATGTAGGTATTGGCGTCGAATTTCTTGATCGACGGGTTCAGTGCCCAGTCGGTAGAGGACTGGACTTCCATCAGGTAGAGAGCCTTGACCGGCTTCATCTCCTCCCGGCCCCGTTGCCACAGGCGGAAGGCTTCCATACAGGATGCTGCCGTCCAGTAGTGATCGGTGTTAATATCACCGGGGTGCTGGGTGAAAATGTAATCAGGCTGGAACTCCCGCATCACCTTCTCAATGTCCTGTACCATCTGGCGATGGTCGGCATTGTGGAAGTTGCTGTCGGTATAGCAGAATGGATACAACTGCGAAATACCGACTTCGTGGTGTGTCCGTACCATATCAGCGACGATCCGCTTAAAATCATCCTGATAGCGGGTAGTGTCACAGGTGTTCAGCACCGCCACGGCAATCTCGTGGCCTGCCTTAGCTGCATCGTGGATGAACGCACCGGCTCCCAGGAGCTCGTCGTCCGGATGGGCAACTACAAACAGGATCTTCTTAGGCATCAGTGAACACCTCCCTCGAACACACTGCGGATCAGGTTCAATACCTGCTCCTCCGTCATACGGGGTGCAAGCTCGGACTTGTACTGGGCGTCAATCCTACCCACGCTGTCCCGCTTCCGGGATACTACGATGTAGTCTCCCTTCACAGTGGCCAGCTCTGCCTCCTCCTCGGTCAGCAATGCTTCGTGCATTTTCTCGCCGGGGCGGATGCCGATGATCTTCTTGGGGTAATCCTCAGGCAGGTTCAGGTACTTACATACCGCACTCGCCAGATCTCCGGTCGTACAGGCAGAGGACTTCTTGACGAGGAGCTCACCGTTCTGACCCAGGCTGAACGCACGGGCTACCAGATCGACCGCCTCATTGACGGTCATCAGGAAGCGGGTCATATCCGGATGGGTAATCGTGATCGGCATACCAGTCTGCACCTGCTCAATGAACAGAGGCACAGCACTACCCCGGGATGCAACCAGGTTGCCAAACCGGGTGATGCAGATCTGTGTACGGTCCTGCTCCTCAGCTCTTTGCAGAGCCAACTTCTCCATATATGCCTTGGTCATACCCATAGCGGAGGTGGGATACACCGCCTTATCGGTAGACAGGCAAACAACCTTCTTGACCCGCCGCTGGACTGCGGAGATCAAGAGGTTCTCGCTGCCCTGGATGTTGGTCTTCACAGCCTCCATCGGGAAGCGTTCGCAGGAGGGAACCTGCTTCATAGCTGCGGCGTGGAACACATAGTCAACGCCGTACATAGCCGGGTCAAGTGTCCGCTTATCCCGGATGTCTCCGAGGAAGAACTTGACATTCTTGTGCTCCCGGTATCTCTGTGCCATATCATACTGTTTCTTCTCATCCCGGCTGAAGATCCGGACTTCGGCTGCATCCATCTCCAAGCACTTGTCGAGGAAGGCATTGCCGAATGTACCGGTGCCGCCGGTAATCAGTATGGTCGCACCCTTGATGGTATCACTCATACGCCCATCGCCACCTTTCCGATGGTATCCACGATGAACTCCTGCTGTTCTGCAGTCAGGTAGGTGTGGTACGGGATCGTCAGCAAGCTACGGAACTGCTTGTAGGCGTTGGGGTAATCTGCGATGTCGAAGCCTGCGTTCTTGTAGGCCGTCATCATAGGCAGGGGCTTGTAGTGAACATTGCAGGGGATCCCTGCTGCCCGGAGCTGGCGGTACACCATATTTCTCCAGAACTCGTGTCCCTTGTCCTGTTCAGTCAGGAACGCAGGTGTTGCCAACCGGATCGGGTACAGGTGCATCGAGCTGGTGTAGTTCGACCCGAAGTGCTGGATCATCGGCTCCGCCACATCGGTCTTGGCGAACAGCTCATCGTACCGGAGCGTTACCTCCATCCGTCTGTCGCAGATCTCCTTGAACCGATCCAACTGGGCAATGCCCATTGCGGCGTCGATGTTCGTCATAATGTGGTTATAGCCGAACAGGGCGATGTCGTACTCCCAACCGGTCGACTTATCCCGGGATGTTTGGCCGTGATCGCCAAGCAGCCTCAGGGTTTCCTCGAACTTGGCGTTGTCGATACCGTGGATCTCTTTCCACACTACCGCACCACCCTCGCCTCCGGTGGTGATACATTTCAGCACATGGAAACTGAAGCAGGTGAAATCCGCCAGTTCGCCGGCAAGGTGGCTGTCCTGTTCTGCACCGAAGCTGTGAGCTGCATCTGCTACAATAGCAACTCTGCCCATCGCCTCCTGCACCGGATTGGCCGGCTTGAAGATGTTGGACTTCAGTTCGATCGCAAGCTGGAGTGCTGCGTAGTTGCAGAGCTTGCCGCCGATGTCAACCGGAATGACTGCCTTGGTACGGGGCGTAATCGCCTTTTCAACCAGGTGGTAGTCCATCTCAAAAGAGTTAGGAGCCAGATCGACGAATACGATCTTGGCTCCCGTGTTTCGGATGACTTCCGCCGTTGCGGAATATGTATACGGTGTGGTGATGACTTCATCCCCAGGGCCGATGCCCAAGGCACGGAGCGTCATCTCCATCGCTGCGGTACAGCTGTCAAAAGCGACTGCTCTGCGGCAGTTGCTCATCGAAGCAATCTTCCGCTCGAAATCCCGGACGACCGGGCCATTCGTGAGCCAACCGCTATCCAGTACCTTCCGGATCTCGTTCAGCTCTTTCTTGCTCAGGTCGGGGGACGCAAACTTGATGGGATTATTCTTCTTCATCATCGCCAGCCTCCTCCGCCTCTCTTGCGGCGACCTCCTCAGCACTGATGATCTGGGACTTCATCTGGTCATACCAGATCGCTCTGCCCTTGATCCGCCGGGTCTTGGCAACCTTGACGGTGCCGCCTTCGATGCCCAGCTTCCGGACGAGGTCGTTATAGTCAAGCTCATTACGGCAAGCAATGAGCACATAGTCATACTGCTCATAGTGGATCGGCTCCATCTCCTTGATGCTCCGTTCCTCCAGAGGCTTATCGGGTTTCTCCAGATCCAGCTTGAAGCTGCTCATCAGGTCAGCTGTCCAGTCGCCCAGTTCTTCGAGATCCCATTCACCGGCGTGGCTGTTCGCCTTGATATTGACATACTTCTGCTCGGCAATCGTATAGCCGACCAGCAGCTTACACCACACCATCATATCAGGATCCTGCTTCTGGAAGATCATAACACGCTGGTTGCCACCAAGGACCTGGTCTTTTTCATTGATAATGATAATACCAAAGTCGCCGTGGTCATTCAGGGACTGTTCGAGATCCTCTTTCTTTTGCTTCTTGATCTTACGAGGATTGCCGAAGTCCAGTTTCAGGTCACCAACTCTGCGTTGGACAACCTCAATTCTCTTTGCCATAACTTGAACCTCCATAAATGAGAATGAAAAAACGCCGCTTTTCAGCGACGCTCTGTGGATTTCCTGTCCCCCAACAGTCATCCGGTTTTTGCTGTTATACACGATACACCAGCATTTATGACAACTCAATGCAATTCAGTGCGAAATCGTGTCATTTAGTGACAGTGACAGGAAATGACCATAATCACCGTCTTTCAGGTCTGCAAAATTGGCAAATGGAGCTGATTGCCGGGTGCCGAATGATGTAGGGTATTGCTTCGGGTTCTGGTATTGGCTTGAGTCGGACATTTGGGCATAAAAAAGCGGCCCTCTTTCGAGAGCCGCTCGTCTTATTCAGCTTGCCTGGGTTCGGGGCCGTATTCCCGTACCATAGCCTTCTTGGTTATCACCCACTGCTTACCGAAGTGCATCACATCTTCGCCGACTGTGAACCGCTTGTACTGAACAGCCTTCCGGAGGGCACTCGGTTTCAAGCCCCAGGTTTCTTCCGCATCACGGAAAGCCATAAGATCCCGGAACGGGGAGTCAACATCTTCACCTTCGTACCACAGCTCCTCAGCTTCGAGGTCAAGGTCGTCGTTCCAGATGATGCTGTATCCGCCGGCAGACAGATGGATTTTCTGGAACAGCTCGTAGTCTTCCGCCAAGATCCTCAGCGGTTCCAGCTGGTCGATGATCTTCCGGAAATCATACCGCTTCACATCGCCATTCTTGAAGTGGGCGATCACCTCGTAGTCCTTAACCAAGGTCAGCGTCCTGATCGGATATTCGACAAAGTTTTCCATAAGCTCCTCCTGTCGGATGCCCCGCTCAGACGAGCGGGGGCAGTTTTGTGATTTGGGAGGTTTCCCACATTTCAAGCAGTTTTTGCTGATTTTGGGAAGTCCACTCAAGGGTCATTTCCAAGGCACGATTTGGGAGTTTGCCCCGGACCACCGATAAATCCCGCAGGTCGATTAAGGCTTCATATTCCCCGTATTCTGCGTGGATATGAGGGGGATTATGTTCCCGGCTGCGGAGGTTCATGCGAATGATAAGTCCATAAAATCGAGAAATTGTCGGCATCTGTGCTACCACCTTTTCTTTTATTATATCACAGTACCGTGAAAAGTCAATAAGAAAGGCGGTCGCCGGCTAAGTATTTTCGACCAGGGCAAAGTGTGTGGCCAGGGTCTCCTTCGTGATCTCCATCCAGCCTTCGGAGTTCTCTTTCTTCCGTACCAGTCTGACTGTGTCGTCGCCTCCAACCATGCGGAAGGCGGTGTCATCTTCAGTCCATATATCGCCTTCTTCGACTGTCATCCACTTTTCAGTAGTGAACCCGTCATCGTCGAACTGCTCCAGAGCGAAGCCTGCTGTGCAAACATACTTCTTCATACCTTCTCCGATACCCCCAAGTCCCTCAGTCTGTCCAGACATTCCGTTGCACACCGCCTGTAAAACCGATAACAGGCTCTCATCTGTGCTGCATACCAAGCCTCGGCACTGATCTTCGCTTCGTACTCCGTGCAGAAACCGAAGCTCTCGTTACGGATGCCGTTCCCGATCTGTGCCTCACAGTAGTAGCCGCAGTCAGGTCCAAAGTGCAATACGCAAACAGAAACGCCCTGCAAGAACAGCTCGTGCCTATTTATTCCGGACTTCCATTTTTTCATCAGTCTTCCTCCTCTTTCAGTCCCCAGTGTTCCTGGAATATCTCGATGTCATACGGGTCAACGGCACCACTGCATATCACCTTGCCTTCGTCGATCACCCAGTACCACATACCGTAGGGCTCATCGACAAACTCCTTCCACTTCTGCAGGAACTCCTCCACGCTATCGAAAGCGTAGTACCCGTGGATGTTCCAAGTGGGAACCGCTTGATCGAACGACTTATAGGGCTCGTCTTCTCCGTCAAGCGGATCTGTAAAGGCAACTACGATCTTCCCTTCGGGAACATCTACATCGAAGCTACCTCCGCACTTTGGGCAGGAACTATGCCACCCGAGGTCGTCCTTTTCGATTGTGCCATCAAATTCATTCTGGCAGTGCAGACATTTCAATTTCATTTCCTTTCCTCCTAATCGTGATCGTATTTACAGTAGTCGTCGGACAACAGATCATTCAGGCTCTCCTGCACGGACTTCCAATATTCATAGTCATCATCCAGGGGCGAAATCTCCGTCCCGTTATCGTCGAATATGGTCTCGTCCTCATCAATGCGAGGATCCCTTCTGTGCTCCATCTTCACC